CCAACGACAAAATTAATGTCCCAGGCAGGCGTATCAAGGGCTACGAAACCAGTTTTGGGGCCAAAACGACAAAGTCGCTTATGCAACATACCCCATTCAGCTGAATGACAATTAATCCCTAAGGATATATCACTTTGAGTTGGATCAGAACACAACGCTTCTTTAAAAGTACCTAAATACATTATCGAACGTAAAACGTGTGATTTGCCCATAACTGCAAAGGCGCGGGTTGCGCCAGCTGCGACTCTATCAATAGGCCGCGTCTCATCTTTAAGACACCAGGATGCAATTCCAGGTGGGAAAAAGCCTTGTTCAACCAAAGCTATTTCCTCTTTTACTTGTTTCTCTAATCGAGGATCAATCCAAAAAGGAGATCGACGAATCAATTTGTCCAACTTAATGCCACGTTCGGCAAAACCAGGACCAGATGATTTAGAAAGAGAAATTGAAGATACATCGTGGGAAACGAGACCATTTACGGCCTCCTCTAAAGTTAAAATACGATGTTTATGCTTGGAAAAATTCGGATGACGAATACCAAGATAATTATCTCGATGAGTGAGTTCAGGATCCATTGGACGGATCCTTTTATTGCCAATTTTGGCTAAGGCGAGTTCAAGTGGTTTAATCAAAACACCTTTGTCATTACGAAATGGCGAAAGTTTAGCAGGCGCTTTGAGCACAGGATAATAACATGGAATAACATCACCATTTGGATTAATAACACCATCATAAAAACATGAGGAGACGATTCTTGAATCACGAGGAACAAAAATACTCTGACTAATAGTAGCAACTTCACGAGCGCCAGACAAAGATTCTCCGACTGATGGGGACATGGTGAAACCTCCCTCAGCTAAAACTTGTTCTGACAAGGAGTAATGGGCTTCAGGCCTCAAAAACCTGTCAAAATCTTCTACATAGATGGGTGCGACAATGGAATCGCCTTTAAAACCTGCTACGTGAATACCCACAAATTTCTTCTCAACTTTAGGATTGAAAAGAACATAAGGAGTACCGCATAAACCAGGCATACCTTCAACGCTTTGGGCGCGGTATGACCCATACAATTCTTTGTGAATCATCCCGTTTGGCGAGGGATAACTCGTGGTAACAACATTTCCTTTGGAGAAATGAGTACCCTTAGAAACAACCATAAGTTTCCGATGAAACTGTATCCTTGCAGGATTAGCAGCCTCAAGATTTGAATCAGCATGTGGCATGTGTTGTTTCATACTCTTAGTAGGAAGACGAGTCTTAAAATCAAGAAAAGCAACATCGCGGCTAGATTCAATCTGAATAGTGACCTGGTGTGGAACATATTGCTCAACACAACCACGGTCCTCTCGTTGGTTTTTAAAAAGTTCAATCATTCGAATTGGGTGAGGAAACTCAAAAGAATGTGCGGATGACACAGCCATAGTACCGCCTATAAATTGAACGTGAGTGGCCAAAACGGTTCCATCAACATAATGTATGTCGCATGGAACGTTGTTATTAATAGCACGGATCGCGATCTCCGCTGCACCTTGATCACAGGTTTGAGGCTCAACTTCAACACCATGAGGATCGACATAAACAACTGGTTTACCAAACGGATTAATCTTAGACATCGCACGATCACGAGTGTCATAATTATCCTTAGACTGAGCTTCAACTCCAAGTTGGCGAGGGGACACAAGCCAAACAAGGAAAATAGCCAAAAGGGAAAGAACTCCAATAATAAGACCAATAACAGTAACGCGAATTCCTTGAGGTGTGGAAAACCAATCAAAGAATGCATACCAAGCTCTCCATAAAGAAACAGTAAACTCACAACTATCACGAGAGGGATGCATATCGTTACCTTCATCATCAGGATGAAACGACAAATTAGGAACAACTGAACTAAGACAACGAATGAATCGACGCTGATGTTCATCAGTC